ATGCGGTGCGCATGGCCAGTGATTTCGCCATAGGCAAGGATCACGTCGCCTGTTGTCGTGATGGCCGTTGCGGCCTCGGGTAGCGTCGCCGGGACCAAAAGAACGTCACCTTGTCGCTGTTGCGTTTGCATCATTGTCTCCTGTTAGGCATCAGAAACCACGCCCTGCACCAAGTGCTTCACGTACCCGGGCATCGCCTGCGCGGGACCGTGCTTCTTGGTGCAAGCTGCGCAGCGTTCGCGGTCATCGCCCACACTCACATGCGAGTCGGGCACATGCACCCAAGAAGAACCCGGCGAGCCCGGCAGCATAAACCTCCCGCAGCGGTCGCAGCGCGTCTGCCACTTCGCATGCCAACCGCGCGCCGGCTTGCTGTCGTCCGTCGCCATGTCGTTCATCCAGTCTTCGTAGCTGTGTCGCTCAAGCCATCGCATGTTGCCCTCCACCACTGATGCCTAACCTTCGTTGGGCGTCTCACAGTCGCACCCGTCTTCTGCGCAGCCGTATTGCCTGTCGTGGGCATCGATGCTGTGCCCGCAGGATAGGCATAGGTTGTGCGATGTCTTGATCCCGTGCGCCCGCTCGACGGCCCGCGCTACCCATCTGCCGTAGTCTGGCAGCGTCCATGATCCCTGCTGCCATATCGGAAGCAATGCGGTAATGTCGGCATCGGTCAGCGGCGTTTGCGCTCGATACAGTTCGACTGCCCCAGGTCTGCCGCGCCCCATTTCGTCCGTGCGCCAGAGGCAGCCGCCCCACAGGTAGGCGGCAGGCTCCCTGGTGGCATCATTCGCCAGCGACAGGACGGCCCGCGCCTCGTCACATATCGCAGGCCAGCGGTCTGTTTCCTCCATGCGTGTCAGCATGCGCTGCATCGTTTCCCGCCAGTCCATTCCAGCAATTGGCGTCAATTCGGCAATTCGGTCTTTCGCGGCGCTCAACTGGGCTAGTAGTGAGGCGACCATCTCTCTGCATTCCATGAGGTCGTCGTATTCCTCGCCGGTCAGCGTCACCACATCAAGCGCACGCGACATTGTCTTTCTCCGAGCAACCACCGCCCATGTCCATGCCGAGCGTTCCGGCGGGCACAATCAGCAGACCGTGTACGTCGCCACCTACGTCTCGCGCATCGCGGCGCCGCCCCGTCCAAGGATCGAAAAGCCATGCCGTTCCTCCGTGCCATTCGCGCCATTGCGCCGCATGGCTCGGGTACGGCCTTTCTTCGCCGGTCGCAGGGTCAAACTTCATCAGTATGTTTTGCATTTCCAATTCTCCAATCGGTCACCAAAACGCCCAACTAGTCATTCCAGCGGACGCCTATCGGCGCCGCTGAATTCAGTCGTTGTGCGCTCGCGAGCGGTTATCTCGGCAATAGTTCTGCCGCGTCTTCCCACCGCGCCCGCATCCGCTCGATCCCGGAAAACAAGGACAGGTAACGCACTCAATACCTCCTGCCCCTGATGACCCGCGCGCCCGACCGATCGACGTGGGCGGTATCGACCGGCTTGCCGAACACGTCGGCGAGAGCATTGGCGATCCGCAGCGTGCGCGCGGTCTTGGCGCTTCCGTTGAGCGCGCCTGGGAGGCGATTTGCCTGCGCCTGTCCCATGGCGCGCTCGCGCCCGCGCTGCCGCGCCGACTCCGCGTGCAGGCAGCCGCACGATCGCGTGTTGCCACTGGTGAGCGAGCGACGCGGCACAATCGCCCGCTTCCCGCAGTCGCACAGACAGCGCCAACGCGCCCCGCCGGAACCGTCCGACATTACCCGTTCTTCGCATACCAGCCGCCCGAACCGCTGCCCGGTCATGTCGGTAGCGCGCGCCTTGTTGTTCCAGCGGCCGGTATCCTTGACTGACTTCATTGCGCGCCTCCGGCCGTGAGCGTTTCCCATAGCGCCTCAACCTCCGCGAGGAAGCGTTCGGCTGCCGCCTCGATCTCCGCGATCTCGTCGGCCGTCGGCGCGAACCGCCGCACGAACAGGCGATGCGCCGGGTTCTTGACGCGCGGATCGAACGCGACGAATTCGCACCAGCGGCGCCCAGTACAAGCCAGCTGCGCGAGCATTTGCGGCTTGTGCATCGCTGGTACGACGCCCGACATGCGCCACTCGACGAACGTCGCTGTCTGCGGACACTTGATCTCGATCAGCCCGTCGGCGTCGATCAGCCCGTCCGGCGTCGCGCCGAACAGGTCGATGCGCGGATGGTCGTAGAATCCGGCATCCGCGACGAGCGAGCCGGTGTCTGCCTCGTAAGCCGCGCGCGCCTCTGCCTCGCGCTCGATGCCCCATTGCATTGCATCGGTCACGTAGTGCCGCACGCTGTCGCCGGTCAACCGCTCGGCGAGGATTTCGTGCATGAGCTTCACGCGCGCCGCGCCGGGCTTCCCATCCTTGCGGAAGTCGAGCGCGGCGCCCATGCGCGAGGCCGTCAGTTTGCCAGCGCGGGCCGACAGCCACGCCGCGAGCGCGTCGCCTTCAAGGGGCACGGGACACCTCCCCGGCCTTCGCCGCCGCAGCCTTGAGCGACGCGAGCTCGCCGGCAAGACCGCGCCGGTCGGCAGGCGACAGCGCGCCCCATGCCGCCTTGAGCGCCTCCGTACCGTTGATCGCCGCGTCGCGGAGCTCCTGCAGCACATTGAGCAGGCGCTCGTTCATGGGTTGAACTTCGTGCGTTGTCGCGTCGGCGTCGTTGTCGCCTTCGGTCGGGATGGCGAAGGTCTGCAGCAGCGCGTACTTGTATGCGGCCGACATGGCCTTGTTGGTCGCCTTGTCGCCGCTGTCCATCGCCTCACCGTAGGTCACGACCGTGTGCCGCGATCCGTCGGCGGCGGAAACGAAGTCGAATTCGGCCCGCACGGTGACGTAGAACAGGGCGGTCCCTTTCGCGTTCGTGCGCTCGACGACGGTGCGCTCGGTGCAGCGCGGGAGGATGCACAGGCCGTGCGTCGAGAGCAGTCGCGCAACGGCGTTGTAGATGTCGTCCACCCCGCGAAACGCGTATCCCTGCTGCTCATTGCGCCGTCCTTTGCCGATTCCAGTGGTTGCGAGCGCGCCCTGCACCATGCCAATGGCGATATAGACGGCCGGGACTTTGTCGGTGCTCATTGGATGTGTCTCCATGACTTGCGATTTACGATCTTGCTGACGGTCTGGAATGCGATACCGTATCGTGTAGCGATTGCGGACAGCGATCCGCCGGATATGCGATCGGAGCGAATCCGACGCACCAGGTCTGCCGTTAGCTTTGCCGAACCGACGCGCTCGCCCCTGGCAACACGCTCTGGCTTCGTGCGCGAGCCATGCCGCAGGCCGACGTTACCGCGGCCCTTAGCTCGCATATCGGCTAGGTTCTCGGCTTGCGTGCAGACGAAAAGGTGTTGCGGGTTGATGCATGCCGGGGTGTCGCAGCGATGGGCCACGACAAGACCGGCAGGCACTGGCCTTCCGTTAGCGGCCTCCCATGCCAGGCGATGGGCGTATTGCTGCCGACCGCTAACCGACCGAACTCCGTATCCGTTCCCGGCCTTAGCTCCGACCCAAAGCATGCAGTCAGGCGTCGTCATTCGCGGCCTCCCGCAACAGCTCGTTGATCTCGTCCTCGTCGTCCTGCTCGGTGCACCACTCCTCGTACTCGGTAGCCCAAGCCTCCTGCTGCCCGTCGTCCCGGTCGTCGTAGTCGATCACTTGCCACCTCCGTTCGGTTGCACGATCCACCCCGCACGCGGTGCGTCGGGGTCCATGAGCCAGCGCGACGCCCGCCCGCGCCGGAGCCACTCGACGGAGGCGACGTATGCCGCACGGTTAGCCTCGGTGGAGTAAGCCCACTCCGGGCGCATCGCGAACCGTCGGGGCGCCGCTTTGGCGGGCACGGCGGCGAGTTTGCGGCGCGAGGCCGCGCCGATGCTCATGCGGTCTCCCGCTGTACGGCGTTCGCGGCGGCGAGCGCGTCGATCATGGCCAACGCGGCAATGATCTTCGCGACGCGAGGCGAGTCGGTCATATCGAAGCGTTCTGCGCCAACATCGACCGGCTCCACGTAAGTTCGAATGATGGCCAGCGCGTCGTGCAACGCAGCCATTGCCGCGTCTACCTCACGGTTGTTCATACGATCACTCCGAAAGCGATTGCTGCGATGATTGCAACGCAGAGTGCGACGATCACGCGCTCGGCGATGGTTTCGTGGCGGGCGTTCACAACAGCCCCGCTTGGCCGAGAATGTCCTCGGCCGTTGTGTGGCCGAGCGCAGTACAGAGGTCCGGATGGGTTTCCGAAGCCGCCTTCCTAAGCTCGAAGCTGCCGACCGGCAGCACGGCCAACTCGGCCGCGACCTCTTCGACCAGTTTCCACCCGGCCGCGACTGTGAGGCCGCGGCAGTCCTCCGGGTTGTATACGTGGATCGCGACTACGTTCCGCTCGATCGCGCTATAAAGCGCGTCGGCGATAGCTTCGTGGCGGTTCACGTCAGTCCTCCTCGATCGAGTCGGCGAGCTCGCCCATGAGCGTGGCATCGTTTCTCCGATGGGCGACGTACGCTTCCCGGATCGCCGCCTTGGCGTATTCGATCCGCGACTGGTGGTCGGCGGCGATTTCGTCGTCCGACGGGCGATCGAGCGGCGACACCCGCGACCAGTAATCGCCAATGCGGCCCATGACCGCGCAGGCCAGCTCGTGCGCCCACGGCCCGCCGTTGTCGGCGAGCCAT